TTGAACTCAAGCAACGTGTCCGTGAGCAGCAGCAAGCTGCGAAGGAACTGAAGCTCAAGTATCGCGGTGTCGCATACAAACGATGATCCGTTAAAGCGGGAGGCAGGGTGCAATCCCCTGCCCATCAATTGGCATTGGCCCGTACGCGGATACCCTTTGCCGTCTAGACGGTGGGATAGACCACAAATATTTTTCCAAGATCTTGGAGTTGGTTATACATACACTTACTCCTTTAAATGGCACAACAAAATTCTACACTGGTCACCAACCTTACACGGCCTGGCCAGTCTAATAGTACTGGAGATTCACGCGCTCTTTATCTGAAGTTGTTCAGTGGAGAGATGTTCAAAGGATTCCAGCAAAATACGATCGCTCGTGACCTTGTCATGAAGCGTACGCTGAAGAACGGCAAGAGTCTTCAGTTCATTTATACCGGTCGTACAACGGCTGAGTACCATACACCTGGCAACGCAATCCTCGGTAACACCGATGGTGCGCCCCCGGTGGCTGAGAAGACCATCACCATTGATGATCTGCTCATCTCTAGTGCGTTCTTATACGACCTAGATGAAACTTTGGCACATTACGATCTGAGGTCTGAGATCAGCCGTAAAATCGGCTACGCCTTGGCGCAAAAATATGACCGCCTGATCTTCCGCGCCATCACACGCGGAGCACGTGCTGCTTCCCCTATCACCAAGTCCAACTTCGTTGAGCCTGGTGGTACACAGATTCGTGTTGGTACTACTACCAATGCTTCTGATGCTTATTCATCTACTGCTCTGGTGTCTGCTTTCTATGATGCAGCCGCTGCAATGGATGAGAAAGGAATTAGTTCAGACGGACGTGTGGGTGTTCTCAACCCTCGCCAATACTATGAACTGATCCAAGCTGTTGGTTCCAACGGTCTTGTGAACCGTGACGCCCAGGGCACTGCTCTGCAAGGCGGCAACGGCATCATTGAGATTGCTGGTATCAAGATCTTCAAGTCCATGAACATTCCGTTCTTCTCACAGTACGGAACCAAGTATGGAACTGGATCTGCTACGAACCCTGGTGTGACTGATCCTGGCAACACTGGCTCATTCGTTTCTGAAGCTCTGGAAGATGCTGCTAACGACGTTACCGGCATCAACAACGAGTACGGTGAAGAAACCGAATTTGCTAATAGCTGTGGTCTGATCTTCCAGAAGGAAGCAGCCGGCTGTGTTGAGGCCATCGGTCCTCAGGTCCAAGTGACCAGTAATGACGTATCGGTGATTTACCAAGGTGACGTGATCCTTGGCCGTCTGGCCATGGGTGCGGACTACCTGAATCCCGCTGCTGCTGTAGAACTGTTTGCTGGCACTGCCACCAAGCCTTCTGCATTCTGATATTTCGTTCTCTACAGGGATCCTTCGGGGTCCCTTTTTTTTAATTATATGGCTTTTCCTACCACTAATTCTGCACAGGAACTTCCTGCAGTAAATCAAATCCTGCAGTCATGTGGTCAAGCGCCTGTGACTTCTCTAGATCAAACCAACCCGGACGTTGCGATTGCTTATAGCACCCTTACTCAGGTGTCTCAAGAAGTCCAGGCTGAGGGATGGACATACAACATTGAGTACGATTTTGAATTCACACCTGACACTAATAATGAAATTCTGATTCCTAACAATGTAATTCAGATTGACCCTGCTCCTGAATATGCATCTATGGACGTTGTACGGCGCGACGGTAAGTTGTACGACAAGGTTGCACATTCCTATACATTTACTGAAAAATTGAAGTGTGATGTGGTTTGGTTGTTTGACTGGATTGATCTACCTAAACCAATTCAGGATTATATTGTTGCTAGAGCTGCAACGATTGTGTCATCCAGGATTGTAGGTGACCCTACACAGTTCCAAATGCTCGGACAGAAAGAAGCGTACAACCGTGCAATGGCTCTTGAGTATGAATGCAATCAAGGTGACTACACATTCTTTGGTCACCCAAGAGGTAATAACGCTTACCGTCCTTACAAACCCTACAATGCATTGTATCGTTAATGGCAGCAGTAACACAACGAGTCAACAATTTTCTGGGTGGTGTTAGTCGTCAACCAGATTCAAAGAAACTTCCTGGTCAGGTACGTGAATGTTTAAATGCTTATCCTGACCCAACTTATGGTCTAGTTAAAAGACCCGGTTTTAAATTTCTAGATGTACTAAAAGACACTGGAGGTTCAGCCTTTTCGTCTACAGCTTTAGATAATGCCAAGTGGTTTTATATCAACCGTGACGTTGATGAACGCTACATCGGATGTATAGCTGGTACTGATATTCACATCTGGAACGCTATTCCTGACAACAGCGGTAACTTTGTCAAAGCTACAGTAACCGTATCTAACAACGGTCTGACCGGATATAACCCAACCAGCTATTTAAATACTACCAAAAAAAATTACAGCGTTCTTACAGTTCAAGATACGTCAATTATCACTAACTCTACGATTACTGTAGTAGCAAACAATGTCCCTGCTCATACCGCTGGTTTGCAACACACTCTCAGGTTGACTGGTGTTGAATACAGTGCTGAGTATAAAGTCACTATTGGTAGTCAGTCATACACAAAGACTACACGTAATGCTGACAACTTTGGTACGACAGGAAATAACAAAGCACTGGCTGCTGACGATATCCTGACTGATTTAGAGACTGGTATTAATGCTCTAAATATATCAGGTCTTACTGTAACAAGGCTTGCTACAAGCATTGAACTGTCCAGTACATCAGCAATTGTTGTTACTGCTACAGGTGGTAAGGATTCAACATTGCTTCAGGCATTTTCAGATCAGGTTGAGAATGTTGGGAAACTACCTGAGCAGTCTGTACAGAACAGAGTAGTCAAAATTATCAACACTGAGTCAACCAACGACACTTATTACGCCAAATTTATTCCTAATTCAGGTACTTCTGGGCCTGGTTTTTGGGAAGAAACACTTGGGCCTGGAATGTCCAATGGTTTGGATCGTTCGACCATGCCTCATGAATTGGTCAATACAGCACTAAATACATTTGTATTTCAACCTGTTGCTTACACAGAGCGATTGGTTGGTGATGACACTTCTAATAGTCACCCCTCATTTGTTGGTAGCAAAATTCAACAAGGCTTTTTTCACAACAATCGTCTTGGATTTTTAACATCTGATAATGTATCGATGAGTCAAAGTGGTGAGTTTTTTAACTTCTACCACACATCTGCATTGGCTCAGACCGACTCTGATCCTGTAGATATCAACTGCTCCAGTATTAAACCTGCTGTTCTTCATGCTGTGACACCCACGGCACAAGGCTTGATCTTGTTTAGCAAGGCACAGCAGTTCATCATGTTTAGTGATGATCAAGTTCTGACACCTACTACTGCAGTCATTAGAGGCATTTCAAACTATGAGATGGATCCTGATATCGATCCAGTTGACGTAGGTAGCAACCTCGCATTTGTCAGTAAGACGCCTGGCTATGCACGTATCTTTGGCATGCAGACACGTGGTTCTCAAGAGAATCCTATTGTCATTGACATCAGTCGGATCGTGTCCGAGTGGGTGCCTGACACGGTTGAGAATTTGATTACAAGCCCTGCTAATAGCTTCATTGCTTTGTATGGTCCCAGCTCTCCATATATCTGGTATTACCGTACCTATAACGATGGTCAGCAGAATCTAGTTCAAGCATGGTATCGCTGGTATATGCCAGGTAATGTTCACAATGCTGTTGTTGACAACGACCGTATGTATTGCGTCGTTAAACAAAGTGGTAAATACATTCTATTAACTGCAAGTCTTACACAAACTCCAGAAGATGAGATCCTTGTCAACAGTGATGGTCAACAGATAAACCCATATATTGACATGTATGCTGTAGCGTCATCAGTGACATACGATGCAACAACTAAAGCGTCTAAGTGTTATTTACCGTTTGACGATATTTCGTCTTTGAGTCCTGTTTTGATTATTAAAGGATCAGGAACAAACAACTTTAATGGTGTTACTGAGTCCGGTTTTACTATTACTCCTACTCGCGGTACAGATGGTACAGGTGATTATTTCCTTGTTCCCAATAAAGATTTGACCTCTCAGGCTTCTGATGTGATCGTTGGATATAAATTTGATTATGATATTGAACTACCTACTACTTATTTTTCTTTAGATCCTGAAGGAAAGCAGACTGACTTTACTGCCAACGTCACTATCTCTAGAATGAAATTCTCTATTGGTTTGTCGAGTGGTTTAAGTTTTAAAGTAAAAGCCAAAGGTAGAGCTGAATGGAATGATATTACCCCATCGCTAGACGCAAACTATTACCTGGCAGATGATGTACCTCTAGAAGAACAAAACGTCTTTACTGTACCTATTCATCAACGATCAGAAAATGTTTCTATCCGTTTGTATAGTGATACGCCATTTCCAGTTTCATTAATTTCAATGATGTGGGAAGGAAATTACTCACCGAGATTTTATAGGAGAATGTAATTTATGTCAATTGAGTTAGGGCTTTCTCTTGCCACACTTGCCGCCAATGTCTTTGGCATTGGTGCTGGCGTGGCGGGTGCCAGTGCTAGTAATAAGATGGCTGAAAAAGCTGCTGATGAACAGTATGATCAAGCCAAAGACTTAGAAGAGTTTGATTGGGAATCAACCTTACGTAAGTATGAATACGCTAAAGCTACTGTTGATTTACAACGTCAGACCTCTGACAGGGTTCATCAATACAAAACCGAACTAGCTGCTCAAAGTTGGCAGCAGCAAATGGCTATACGTGAGTTTGAATATAAAAACCAAGTTGATGCATTCAATAGATCTGAAGAGCAGTTCGAGGATCAACGAGCTATAAATACCCTCTCATCAATCATTGCCCAAGAAGAAGCTACTCGTAGTTTTAATGAAGCTCAAATTTCTATGAACTTCCAGAAGGAGGGTATGACTCGTGACCTTTATCAGGCTCTAGATGTTTCTGCTTTTGTCAAAGCTGATCTTGAACGAGAGCGTAACAATGCAATTGGTTCTGCTTCTATTGAACGCCGCAAAAACGAGCTTGGTTATCAAATGCAGGCGGTTGATAGTGCTTTTAAAGCTCAAGAAAACATGGTTGCCAGTCTTTTAGGTGAAGGCAAGGCACGTAGCCGTGGTACTGGTAGGAGTTCTGGCAAAGCCATTCAAAGCGTACTTGCTCAAGCCGGAAGGCAGCAAGCACAGATCACACAAAATATGGCAGATGCAGGTAGGCAGTTTCAAATACAAGCACGTTCCATCGATCACACAATGATCAATGCTATTAATAATGCCGATCTGCAAAGTGCCAAGGTAGATAATGATATTGACTATAAACGCCAAGAATACAATCAAAGCCTTAGAGAACTCCAAGCTTCTATGGATAGTGCTCAAGCAGCCTTCAGCAGCAGCATGATGAAGATTGATCGAGATCGACAGGCTGCTGATATGCAAGCTCATTACAACAGAATGGTTGAACCATCTATGGGTCCAGAAATTCCAAAGCCTATTGAGCTTCCTAAATCAGTCTTTCTTGATCCTTTACCACCTATTCGTGGTCCTAAACCTAGAAAACTTGCACCTCAAACTCAATCTTCATGGACTACATTTGCTAATGCAGCAACAGGTGTTGGTGATGCAATTGGAACTGTTGGGCAGGTGGGTAAATTGGCTGGATGGTTTTAAGTAATTAATTATGAATTAAATGTCTAAATTCAAAGGGTACGCCCAAACATCTGGATTTAAAAATATACAGCTCCCTGACAAAACAAAGAGGATCCGAGAGGAAGGCAATCGTACGATAAGTCGTATGCAGCGCAACTTTGAAATTGAACAGGAAAACACAAGAGCTGTAATGGACGCCTTGAACGATAAGTATCGTATTGAGGAATCAAATAGACAGTTAGTTTTCGATCTCGAAAATGAGAATCGAAATAACATTCGCAATCGTATGGCTGAAAATGCCAGGGTTGTTAATGAAAACAATCGGGAACAGCTATTACAAGTTCAACAAAAATATGAAGCTCTGGCTAGCCTGTCAAAAACTGCAAGCACACAGGCCCAGAACTTTTTAGCGGAAAGCGAAAAAGCTGGTAAAAAAAAAGGAGAGCAATTAGCAAACACCATTGCATTAGCTGGTGGTAGTTATGCTGATATTATTTATATGCGTCAGATTAACAAGGCGCATATTGCTAATGATGAAAAGTTTAGATCAATTGTTGATCGACTTAGAGCTAATGGTGCTCCAAATGACATTGTTGATCAAGTCCGCAATGCTAATTCATCTACCCTTTATGGTTTGAACAAAACGCTTCTTATTGAAGCTGGTCTTAATTATCCACAGGAACTTGCAAGGTTTGAAACTCAGCCTTTGCAACTTGCTGATGGTACTGACAGCCCTAATATCACGCTCGGTGCAGCACGTGGTATGGGCGATAAATATAAGGAACTTGTTGAAGCTCAGGAACTTAGAAATACATCTGAGTACATAGCACAATTCCAAGGTAAAGAAAACGATCCGATGGTTTCGCTTTATCTTTACCCAAAAATGGTAGAAGCTGAACGTGCTGCTGCCAGAGGACATTCTGCAGATAGACTCCAGCGAGGCAGGCGTGAAGACGAGCTAGCTCTTGAGGAAACTATTCGTAGTAACTATTCCCATGCTAATGGGCATCAACAAAATATTACTTTTATTCAGAATTCATCAAACAAACGTACTGCTCGGTTTTTAGTTGGCAAGGTTTATGAGCAGATGGCTCGTTCTGGTGCATGGGGTGATGCCCGTCAAGCTAATAATATTCTTGATGACTTGTTAGATACTCGAATATCTATAGGAGGCCAAGCACCAAAAAGTTTCCGTGAACTATATGGACCTAAAGGAACTAATGATCCGTGGATTCCAAATATACGCAGTGCAATCTACGAATATGACAAAGAATTAAAAGGCAAACTTGCTGACCAAAAGAAGGAATCTAATCTTCGGAAGGAACAGCAAATACTTCAGAAAGTTCAAGACATGCTTATCAATGGTGGCGAAGGTGGCTTCACCAAAGCAGCCCTTGATGAACTGCTTGAAAGTATGGAACGGCAAGGAATTCCCACTGATAATGTTAAAGCTTTACTTGAAGATAGTACTTATGGCGCAGTTTATGCGAATGAACTGATTAAGGAAGGAGAAGAGTTGCAGCGCAAAGGTCAACTTACACTTGACTTCTTTGATGGTATTACTAACAAAGATGTGCTTGCTCATTTCGGTGAATATATATCTGCTCAGGAAGCGTATCGTGGACAAATGCCACTTACAACCGAAGAGGTAGAGAAAGCACTTGAGAATCACCTCAAGGAACAACTTAAGCTTGAAACCACGATTACTGGCTCTTTCGTAAAAGATGATGCCTTTAAGTTTGCCATGGCTGACATTATGGCAGATTATAATCGTAGGGTTAGTGTTGATATTTCAACTACTAATGCAGCAGATGTTCAGATGAATGCAGTCAATGCACTTAAAGAACTAATAACTAGTAATCCAGAGTATGGCCCCAATAAAAAGAATTCTCCCTATTACATTGTACCGGCAACGTATGCAGATGAAGACGGTAAGATTCCAAAAAAGGATGCTTTTC